CGTGGGCGCAACCGTGGAAGTGGTTAACGGGCGTCAGCGCGCGATGTTTATAGAAGATTGGAAAGCCCGCGCCGAATCCGCAGAGCGGGAGCGCGACGAGCTGCGCCGGGAGATCGAGAGGCTGCGGGCGATTGCCGATGCTGCAATGAACATCGGCTACTTCACCGGCCCGATCGAGCACAGGGGCGACAGCATGACCATCAGCAAGACGGTGGCGCACAAGTTCGCCTACGACTGGAACGATGCGCTGAACGCCCTACTCAAATCCGAGCAGGCCACAGCCAAGGAGGACGGGAATGGGTGAGACGTGCGCGACAAAGGAGCAGCGAAAAATGAACGATCCTTCAATTCTGTTCGTCAAGCCGAAGGCGATAAGCGCGGCTGACAAGCGCACCCTGAAAAACGTGGGCGTCATCGTTGTCGAGGTGGACGACCCATCGGCGGTCAAATTCGTCCGGGCTGGCTACGAGATCGAGACGACAGCAATTCTCCGGGCCGCAGTTAAGGCCGTTCGCTCGAACTCTACCTCTATAGACGCCTTTGGGCGCGCCATGTGCGCTGTGCTCGACGCTGCGGACGCCAGCGACAAACCCAAGGACGGAGCGGAGAAGTCGTGACCCTTCACGTCCTTCTGTTCGCCAATTCGTTCGGCTACATCTTTCTAAAGGCGATGCAGCAGCTCAACGTGGCATACGGTAACTACGTGTGGATCGTGCCCACCAGCTTCGGCATGGCGGCGTGCGAGGTGTACGCGGTGGTGACGGTGGCGCATGCCGGGAGTTGGTGGCTGGTGCTGCCGATCGGGCTGGGCGCCGGCCTCGGATCCATGACGGCGATGTACTTGCACGGCCGTTTTTTACGGCATTAGTGTTGACTTTTAGACAACATTGAAGGGCTTGAACGATGACGGATCGGTACGAAGGCCCCTGTGTTTTGCTGGGCGGTCATTACAGGGCACCGACGGTGTGCGCGGTCGTGGGACCGTGCGGGGAACTGCCTCAAATCAAAGTGAGCCCGCCTTCACGCGGACGTGAAACGGGCGGCCGCACTGATGCCGTAAATCCCTGCACGCCGGTCGAACAGCACGGCGCATACAACAAGGACGGATTTGGCGTAAAAGCCGATCAAGGCAAGCTTCAGTGGTGCCTCCTTCCCCTAAAATATCTCCGGGGCGTGGTCCGCGTTCTGATGAAGGGCGCGGCTAAGTACAGCCCGCACAACTGGCGCGCCGGCATGCCATGGAGTCAGACGTACAACGCTGCGCTGCGGCACCTGGATGCGTTTTGGTCGGGCGAGGACGTCGACCCGGAGACGGGCGAAAGCCACCTGGATCACGCGCTGTGCTGTCTCTTGTTCCTGCGCGCGCACAACATCGACTACCCGGAATTGGACGATCGCTACAAAACAACCACGGTGGGGAACCCAAATGACAGCAGCCATAAAACCGATCGTTGACCCGCGGGTCGTGCAGGTGTTCGCCGCGCACATCGCCGGCATCAACGCCAAGGAAGGGACGAAGGCCCGGACCGATGCGTTCAGGCTCCGCGACAAGCTCATCAAGGCGATCGGCGCCGAGCAGCGCGGCTGGGCGCAGTCCGTGGCCAATGCGGTGAGGCGCGCATGCATGGGTGGCGAGTAGAGGAAGCGAGGCGGCAGCCTACCCGCCAGGACAAGCTGATGTCCGAGTGGGTGGCGGCCGGGCGCAAAGCCGGCGTGGCCTACCTCAAGGCCAAGGTGCTGGACGCCAACCCACACCGTCTGTTGCGCACGCTCGAGCCGTTCGAGTTCGACGGCTTGGTGTGCGCCATGGTGGAGGCAGCGGACGCGAAGCGCGCCGAGATCACGGAGCGCGAGAGGGCCGCAGGCAACACGTTGGAACAGGCGCTGGATTCGTTCGACCCTGCGAAAGGTGACAGCCTGGACGGGGTGTTTCCCGCGGCAAAACCGGAGGACATTTTCTCGTGACCGTCATCAACTTCGCCTACATCCAGGTGGAACCAACGCCCATTTGCGATTTCGTGTGGGAGCAAGCGTTCTTCAACTACCTGCTGAACCGCAAGCAGTTCCCCATCGACATCGCCAAGCAGGAATCGCTGCTTACGACCCTGGCCGGCGACATCGGGCTCAACTCGCCGGACACGCCCAAGATCCTCGAGGCGCCGCACCAGCGGGTGAAGCCGTTGCGCCGCTGGTATGGGCTGCAGAAGGTGCCCAACGTGCTCAAGGCGATCGAAGCCGAGCTCAAGGCCGACGCCCACAAGATCGTGGTGCTGGCGAACAGCGGCCCGGTGCTGTCGGAGCTGCGCGACGGGCTCGGCGCCTACGGCTCGGTGATCCTCTACCCGGGCACGCCGATCGAGAAGCGCGGCGCCGTCTGCCAGCGGTTCCAGAACCAGGCGCGCTGCCGGGTGCTGGTGTGCGACATCGCCGCGGCCGGCACGGCGTTGGACCTCACCGCGGCCGAGCGGGTGCATGTCGTCGAGGGCTCGTGGTTCGCCGACAACAACGTGCAGGCGATCATGCGCGTGGCCAACTGGCGCCAGCAGTACGACGTCGAGGTGCGCTTCTACGGTCTTGCCAACACGATCGACGACAAGATCCAGCGCATGCTGTGCAGCAACACCAAGCGCCGGGTGATCGAGTTTGTGGCACAGGCGCAACAGTCCGCCACTGTCGGCACGATTTATCCGACTTGAGTGTTGTCTAATAGACAACAAGCGCGTAGGCTCCAACCCACTTTCAAACCTGAAAGGCCCCATCCAAATGCTCACCCTCCACATTCAGGCCGAGTCGTTTCCCGAACTCGTCAAGGAAGCCGCGCGTGTGCTCGGCACCCCGCCGGTCGTCGGCCAGCCGTTTCCGATCGCCGAGATCAAGAGCGACGGCGAGGTGAAGCCCGTCAACGACAATGAGACGCCGTCGGCCAAGGGTCGCGGTCGTCCTCGCAAGACGGCGCCTGCCGGGGCGCCAGCGTCAGTACCGGCGTCCCAGGCGCAGGTGGACAGCAACAGCGCCAGCGCACCGGCGGATACGTCTCCGGCCGCAGAGGGCGCAACGACCGGAGCCGATGCGGAAGCGTCCGCTCCTGCGGCGGCGGGGGCACTTCCTCCCGATGCTCCTGCCGCCGCCCCCACCTTCGAGCAGTTCCGCGCTGCGCTGCAGAAGGCCGGTGCCACCGAGTCGGGCTTGAAGAAGCTGACCGAGCTGCTGTCCAAGCACGGCTGCGCCAAGGTCAAGGACGTGCCGGCCGAGAAGTACGCCGAGATCATGGCGGAAGCGGCGGAGATCGCGTGAACCTCCTGATCCTCGACTGCGCCTCCGGCGGCATCCGCGTGTACGCGCCTGGTCCGAAGAACACGGTGATCCTCAAAGGGATGACATGGTTCTCGGATTGGGACGCGGTGAAGCTCGGTGGCGCGCGCATCGACGTCGCCGCGATGGAGGATTTTCGTCGTGAGCCCACCTTCCCCGAACAGCAAGGAGTGGCGTGATGCCCGTCAGCTATGCCGACCGCGTTTGGCGGAAGCGTGACTTCGAGCAGGACAAGCGCAACGAAGAGCGCGCCGCTTCGTGGGCGGTGCGCTGTCGCGTCGTTCCGCAATTCCAGCGGCCACTGCTCGCCCATCGTATTTGGTCGTGGGAAGGCCGCGTCGTCTCGAAGCCGCAGAAGCGAGGAAAGAAATGACCGCCCATTCCAACATCGGCGCGTCCAGCATGTACCGCTGGAGCGCGTGCCCCGGCAGCGTGCGTCTGTCGGCCGGCGTCGCGAAGAAGTCCAGCAAGTACGCCGACGAAGGCAGTGACGCGCACGAGCTCGCGGCCATGTGCCTGCGCGGCGGCTTCCGGGCCGAGGAGTTCGTGGATCGCCACATTATCCAGGGCGGCCGCGACTTCACGCCCGATGCCGCCATGACCGAGGCGGTGCAAGTCTACCTCGATGCGGTGACGGCGCGGACGTGCGTGGCCGAAGATTGCAGCCTTGATATCGAAACCAAGTTCGACCTGTCCGACGTCCACCCGGGGTGCTTTGGCACAGCCGACGCAGTGATCTGGAATGCGACCACCCGCGTGCTCACCGTGATGGACTACAAGCACGGCGCCGGTGTCCCGGTCAAAGTCGTCGGCAACCCACAGCTTCAGTATTACGGGCTTGGGGCGCTGCGGGCTTCCGGCTACCCGGCCGAGAAGGTGCGGCTCGTGATCGTGCAACCCCGCTGCGAAATCGAGGGCTCGGCGGTGCGCGAGTGGGAGATCGACACGATCGACCTCTTGGACTTCCAGGCCGACCTCAAAGCCTATGCCGCCGCCACGGAGGATCCGAATGCACCGCTCAACCCCGGCGACCACTGCCGGTTTTGCCCGGCTGCGGCTCTTTGTCCTGCGCTGGCGAACAAGGCTCAGGAGGTGGCACGCATGGAGTTTGCGCCGGCCCAGCCCTACGACGCCGCGCAACTTAAGCTTGCGCTGGACAGTCGAGAGGTCATCCGGGCGTGGCTGAAGGCGCTGGACGAGTTCGCCTATGCCGAGGCCGAAGCTGGCCGCACGCCCCCCGGCTACAAGCTGGTGGCCAAGCGCGCCATGCGCAAATGGCGTGCCGAGGGCGAGGTGGTGGAGGCGCTGCAGAGCGCCGGCATCAAGCCCGACGTGTTCTACGAGCGGTCGCTGCGCTCGCCCGCCCAGCTCGAAAAGCTGGTGGATAAGAAAGTGCTGGCACCGTTCATCGTCGCCGAGTCGTCCGGCCATGCGCTGGTGTCGGAGGCCGACAAGCGGCCGGCCATCCGCGTCGACGCCGCATCCGAGTTCTCACCCAAGGACCCCGATAAGGAATTGCTCGACATCCCCGGGTTCCTCACCAAGCCCAAGCCGAGCACCGCAACCATCTTCGACTGAAAAGGAAATACCGCATGGCCGAGAAACTGATTACCCCGGAGTTCCGCGCGTCTTACGCCTGGATTTTTGAACCGCAGGTCAACAAGCGTGAAGACGGCACCATCGTCAAAGAATACTCGCTGGTCGGCATCTTCCCCAAGGGCACCGATCTCACCGAGCTCAAGAAGGCGGCCGAGGCGGCGCTGGTCAAGAAGTACGGAACCGACCAGAGCAAGTGGCCGACGATCACGCGCAATCCCTTCCGCAAGTGCCGCGAGAAGTGGAAGAACGAAGACGGCAAGCAGGTGATCCCCGCTGGCTACGAGGACCCCGACGCCATCTTCATCACGTTCAAGGCCACCGAGAAGTACAAGCCAGGTGTCGTCGACGCCAACGTGAAGGACATCATCGAGCCGCGCGAGTTCTATTCCGGGTGCTACGCCCGCGCGTCGGTGCGCGCGTATGTCTACGACAACAAGGGCAACCGCGGCGTCGGCTTCGGGCTTAACAACGTGCAGAAGCTGCGCGACGGCGAGCCCTTGGGTGGCAGCGGCGGCCCCGCCCGGCCCTCCGACGAGTTCCAGGCTGTGGCCGAGGTCGGCGGCAGCACCGGCGCCGCGTCGGTGTTCGATTGATCCGAGCGTTGTCTATTTGACAACATGCGGGAGGGGCTGCGGCTCCTCCCGTTTTCACCGGAGGACGCAATGCGGATCGCTTTGTCGGTCAAGTTTGATGTTGGTCGTTACTCACTTGAACTAGGGATTGTTCCGCTCCCCGTGTGGCTGCCGCCTTGGCACGCTCGGGTGTTCGGTGAAGGCCTGGATTTCAAGCGCGGCTTTAGCGCGGCGCTGGGTCCGTTCGCCATTCTTGTTAAATGGCCGGTCGTATGAACGTCCTCCACATCGACTTCGAGACGCGCAGCACCGTCGATCTGAAGGCGGCGGGCATCGACAACTACGCCAAGCATCCGACGACGGACGTGTGGTGCATGGCGTATGCGTTCGATGACGAACCTGTGGAGATCATCGCGGGTGACTTCTGCGTCCTTCAAAACGTACTTGAAGGCGGAGAGGCGCTCCAATTCGTGGCGGATGGCGGCACCGTCGCCGCCCACAAAGCCAGCTTCGAGCTCGCTATCTGGAACCACATCTGCGTGCCGCGCTACGGCTGGCCACCGCTGAAGCCGAAGCAATGCCGCGACACCATGGCGATGGTTTACGCCATGGCGCTGCCGGGCTCGCTCGATAAAGCCTCTGCGGCTGTTGGCATCGCCCAGCAGAAGGATGCGGCGGGCTACCGGCTGATGATGCAGATGTGCCGGCCGCGCGAAGTGAAGCCCGACGGCACTCTGGTTTGGTGGAGCGAGCCCGACAAGCTCCAGCGCCTCTACGAGTATTGCAAGCAGGACGTCCGGGTCGAACGCGAGCTGGACAAACGCCTGATGCCCCTGTCGCAGAGCGAGCAGGCCCTGTGGGTGCTCGACCAGAAGATCAACAACCGCGGAATCACCATCGACCGGCAGGCCGTGACGAAGGCCATCGTCGTGGTCGAGTCGGAGCAGACGCGGCTCAACGAGGAGATGAAGCGTGTTACGGGAAATTTTGTGGGCTTTTGCACTGAGACGGCTCGCCTCACTAAATGGGTGCAAGATCAAGGCGTCATGGTGGGCGGCGTCGCTAAAGCTGACGTGCTCGACGCACTGGACGGACCATTGCCCGACGTTGTTCGAGATGCACTGCTCCTGCGCCAAGAAGCAGGAAAGTCGTCGACCGCAAAGCTAAAAACCATGCTGACGGCGGCATCCTCGGATGACCGTCTGCGCGGGATGCTGCAGTTCCACGGCGCCGGCACCGGACGGTGGGCGGGGCGCAAGGTGCAGTTGCACAACATGCCGCGACCCGGCCTCCGCGACGGCGAGCGCGTGCTGAAGTTTCCGCAGAAAGAGATCGAGCGGGCGATCGAGGTCATCGTTACGCACGAGCCGAAGGAAGCTGCGCGCATCCTCGACATGCTGTTCGGCTCGCCGCTCGAGGTCGTGTCGTCGTGCCTGCGCGCTATGCTGCGGGCGGCACCCGGACACGATCTGCTGGCCGCCGACTTCGCCAATATCGAGGGGCGCGCGTTGGCGTGGCTCGCCGGCGAGGAATGGAAACTGCACGCGTTCCGCGAGTACGACGCCAAACGCGGTCCCGACATTTATAAGATTTCCGCCAACCGTATCTACGGAGTGGCGATCGAAGACGTGGTCGACGACCAGCGCCAGATCGGCAAGGTGGCGGAGCTCGCTTGCGGATACCAAGGCGGCGTCGGCGCGTTTCAGATGATGGCGAAAACCTATTTGGTGAAGGTGGCAGATGAACTCGCGGACTCGATCAAAACAAAATGGCGCCAGGCCCATAGTCGAATCACGGAGCTTTGGTACGCTTACGAGGACGCGGCGCTACGGGCTGTCCTCAGCCCCGGACTGGTTGTTTCTGCTGGACCGAGTGGACGAGCAATTAAGTTCAAGGTCAGCGGATCCTTCCTCTGGTGCCTCCTGCCCTCCGGCCGAGCCCTCTGTTACCCCTACCCCAAGGTAAAGCCGATCGAGACGCCGTGGGGCGAGACGAAGGACCAGGTCCACTACATGACGGTGGACGGCACCACTAACAAATGGGTGGAGACGCACACCTACGGCGGCAAGATTGCGGAGAACGTAACGCAGGCGATCTGCCGCGACCTTCTCGCCCACGCCATCGTCAACGCCGAGGCCGCCGGCTATCCGGTGGTGCTGCACGTCCACGACGAAGTGGTCTCTGAAATGCCGAAGGGCGCCGGCAGCCTCGAGGAGTTCGAGGCGATTTGCGCCCGCACACCGAAATGGGCGGATGGGCTGCCCGTCACTACCGCGGGATGGCGCGGAGAAAGGTATAGGAAGGGATGATCAAGAAACTTGGACGGGTGTTTGGAGGTACGCTGCTGGCCTGCGGTTTGATGGAGTATGGGATCGGCGCTTTCGCCGCATGGGACGCCAACCCCGGGCATTGGGAGGTCGTTAGCCGACTTCTGCTGGCCGTCGCGTGGCCAATGGCCAGCCTCATGGTAACAGCCTGCATCATGGAAGCCACCCATGCCTGACATCATCGACGACGCGAACGCCACCGCCGATCTGTTCTTGGCTGCGGCGTTGTCTATTAGACAACAATCGGCTAAGGTGCCAACCCACGGCATCGGCATGTGCCTGAACTGCGGCGCCGACGTGGAGGGCGACCGGCGGTGGTGCGACGTGGACTGCCGAAACCAATGGGACCTCGACAACAAGCGCCGGGAGCGGACGTAGTGCCTTCTAAATCGGCCACTAAAAAAGCCGCACAGCAGAGAGCCTACTACGCTCGGCACAGGGACGAGCGCATCGCGTACTCCCGTAGGTATCGCCTCGCGCACGACACTCCTGAACGCCGGGCAGCCGCCGTAGCACGATCCAAGGCGTGGCGTCGCGCCAATTATCTGAAGGATCTGTTCCACCACGCGAGAGGCAGAGCGCTTCGCCGCGGCATCAAATTCGAGATCACCTTCGATGATCTGACGTGGCCCGAGTTCTGCCCGGTGCTCGGTGTTCGAATTGATTACTCGCCAGATGGCAAAGAAGGCGCACCGAGGGCGAACGGTCCGTCGTTGGATCGCTCCCACCCCAAGCGCGGGTATGTTAAAGGCAATGTCCGCGTCATCTCTTATCGCGCCAACCACATAAAAACCGACGCCACAGCCAAAGAACTGGCGTTGGTAGCGGCCTATGTCGCGGGGCTCTGATGGCTAAACTCGATCACGCCCTCGCTCTTGCAGCCGAGGGCTTCTACGTATTCCCGGTCCAACAAGACAAGAAGATCCCCGTCACAGGTGTGCGGTTCAAACAAGCCGCAACGCGCGACGAGGCGACCATACGCGCATGGTGGACCGAGAGCGATCATAACATTGGCGTCTACACAGGCCGGTTCGGCGAGAACGAAGCACTTGTCGTCGTAGACGTGGATAACAAGCAAGGGAAGAACGGTGATGCTGAAATCCTTCGCCTCGAGCTGGAAGGCTTTGAACTGCCTGATACGCGAGCGACGAGTACGCCGACAGGTGGAAGGCATCTTGTGTTCCGCGTGGCGACTCCGCTTCGGCAAGGCGTCAACGTCCTTGGTCAAGGGGTGGACATCCGATCTCGCGGTGGATTTGTGTTGGGTCGCGGTTCAACCATCGGCGGCAAGAGCTACGCCGATCTGTCCGATCTACCTGTCGCACCCGCTCCTCGATGGCTTGTCGATCGGCTCGGCGCTGGCGTTCGTGAACCTGCTCAACCAGCGCTTCGAGAGGGAAATGGGACTGACCCGGCAGCCGCTGCGGCTCGCGCCGCACGGTATCTTGAGCGGGACGCGCCATTAGCCGTCGAAGGCGAAGGTGGCGACGAGACGACGTTCAAGGTCGCCTGCCGCATCAAGGACTTCGGCGTGGACTTCGACACCGCGCTGCATCTTATGCTCGAACTTTGGAACGAACGCTGCTCGCCGCCGTGGCCGGGCGACGTTCTCTTTGTGAAGATTCGCAACGCCTACGCCTACGGCATCGAGCCGCCGGGCGTGGCGGCGCCGGAGAACGACTTCAAGCCGGTGGAAACCGCTACGCCGGCCGCCGAGCTCTCACCCTACCAGAAGCTCAACCGTGACTACGCCTTCGTGCTCGCCGGCGGCGGCGCGCACATCCTGTGGGAGACGACCGACAAGGACGGCCGCTTCACCCTCGAGCACCTGACCCTGAGCGCGTTCCACCAGAAGCACGCGGCGGTCAAGGTCACGGTCGGCAAGAAATCGGTGCCGCTCACCGTCGACTGGATGGAGTGGCCGGAGCGGCGATCATTCGACGGCATCGTGTTCATGCCGGAGCAGCCGGCGCCGGCGCGCTTCTTCAACCTCTGGCGCGGCTTCGCGGTCGAGCCATGGCGCGACAGCGACGGCGTGCCCGACAGCCGCGCCTCTGCCGCCGTCGCCGCCTTCCACGAGCACGCGCTGCGGAACATCTGCCGCGGCGACGAGACGCTGTACCGCTGGCTGATCGGCTACTTCGCGCACCTGGTCCAGCGGCCATGGGAAAAGCCGCTCGTGGCGCTGGTGTTCAAGGGCGGCAAGGGCGTCGGCAAGAACGCATTGATCGAGACGGTGGGCGCGCTGCTCGGCGGGCATTTCCTGCTGAGCTCCAACCGCCGCTACCTCATCGGCAACTTCAACGGCCACTTGGAGAACTGCCTGCTGTTCGCTTTGGACGAGGCGGTGTGGGCTGGCGACAAGCAAACCGAAGGGACGCTTAAAGACCTCGTCACAGGCAAGCACCATGTCATCGAGCACAAGGGCAAAGAGCCCTACACCGTCGATAACCGAACGCGCGTTGCGATCATTGGCAACGAGGAGTGGCTTGTGCCTGCTTCCCACGACGAGCGACGTTTCGCTGTCTTTGACGTGGGAGACGGCCGGAAACAGGATCGCCGTTTCTTTCAGGAGATGCGCGAAGGGATGGAATGGGGCGGCTACCGCCTCCTGCTCCGACAGCTCCTCGACGCCGACATTACGCGGCTCGATATTAACGAAGCACCTGGAACCGAAGCCCTCCTCGAACAGAAAACTTCGAGCCTCGATCCGTTCCCTCAGTGGTGGCTCGCCTGCCTCACCGAAGGGCGAATCGTCGCCAGCGACTTCGGTGCCGAGTGGCCGGACGAAGTCGAGTGCGAGCGATTCCGCGTCGCCTTCCGCCGCTGGGCCAAGGAGCACAACATCCGCGCCCGCATGCTCGACGAGCGCGGCATCGGCAAGCACCTGAAGCGGGTGTGCGCGGGCCATCACCACACCAAGGTGCGCGGCACGGGCTACGTCTACCGCTTCCCGGCGTTGGAGGCGTGCCGCGCGGCCTGGGGCGCCTTCATGGGCCACGAGATGGAGTGGCCGGAATAACCATGGCCGCCTACTACAACGAGTGGGATCCATACGCCGCTCAGTGGCTGCGCAACCTGATTACCGCCGGCTACTTGCCGGACGGTGACGTCGATACCAGGAGCATTGTTGATGTCCACCCCGTCGATCTCATCGGCTACGAGCAAGTCCACTTTTTCGCCGGAATTGGCGGCTGGGCTTATGCGGCTCGGCTTGCTGGATGGCCCGATGATCGAGAGCTCTGGACCGGCTCCTGTCCCTGCCAACCGTTCAGTGCCGCCGGCAAGCGCAAGGGCGAAGCCGACGAGCGCCATCTGTGGCCTGAGTTTCGACGCCTCATCTCCGTCTGCCGTCCTTCAGTCGTCTTTGGAGAGCAGGTTGCGAGCGCGCCTGGGCGCCGCTGGCTCGCCGGAGTACGAGCTGACCTGGAAGCAATGGCCTATGGAGTCGGGGCCGCCGATCTGTGCGCTGCGAGCGTCGGCGCGCCGCACATCCGGCAACGACTGTGGTGGGTGGCCGACTCCGAATGCAGGGCCGCAGAACGACACGGACACTCGCTGGCAGGAACGCCGGGCGGAGTGCAAGACGATGGCTGGCTGGGCGACGCCAGCGTCGCGGGATTATCGCAGCGAGAGCGCGACGGACGCTTTCAACGAGAAACGTTGGTCGCATCCGCGGGGCAAGCCGCTATCGGCAGAGGCAACGCTGGCTTCTGGTCCGACGCCGACTGGCTCCCCTGCACCGACGGAAAGGCGCGGCGCATTGAACCCGGCACATTCCCGCTGGCTCATGGGATACCCGGCCGCGTGGGACGACTGCGCGCCTACGGCAACGCGATCATCCCGCAAGTCGCGGCGGAGTTCATAAGGGCGACCTTGACACCGTGAACGCCTGCGCCACACGCTGCGCGGATGCGCACGGCGGCCTACGTCCTCGCGGTTTTCTTCGTTGCCGGCAGCACCGCCGTATCGATCGTGCACGTCCTCGATGCACTTGGCGTCGGGCCCTCGCTGTCGGGGCTCATCGCCAGCTTGGCGTTCATGCTGGTCGCCTTTGCCGCCGACCGAAGGTTCCCGTGACCTATGTGCTACCTGGTGTAATTTGACCCGGCTGGGCGTGGCTGCTAAGTGTTGGTGCCCCCGGGGAGAATCGAACTCCCACTGGATTACTCCAAACAGATTTTGAGTCTGCATGACTGTTTACTTCTACATCAACACTTTGGCAAAGGTGTTTACATTTCGTTATTTACCGGGCTAGAGTGTTGACGATGAAACCGAGTGTTGACGCGGAGACAACGGTGTCGGACGGATTTCGTGACCTCAGTGTGACCTGGCCATGTTGACCAATAGTGCCATCGAAGCCCTTAAGCCGGGCCAGGAACTCAGGGACGACCGGGTTCCTGGCCTCTCCGTGCGCGCCACCAAGTCCGGCAAGTCGTTCCTCCTCTACTACCGCACCAAGGGCGGCATCCAGCGCCGGCCCAAGATCGGGGCGTGGGGCGCGCTCACCATAGCGCTGGCCCGTGAGGCCGCCCGTGGCGTGCTGGCGCGCGTGGCCAACGGCGAGGACCCATCGCAGCAGAACACCGTGGCGCGGCAGGAGCCCGACATGAACGGGCTGTGGGAGCGGTGCGAGCGCGAGCACTGGAACAACGGCAAGGATTGGGACAAAGAAGCGAAGCGACTGTATCACAGGAACGTGAAGCCGCGCATCGGGACGACCCGGGTGCGCGCGGTCGACTACGCCATGGTGGCCGATATCCACCAGGCCCTGAAGGACACGCCCTACGAGGGCAACCGCACGCTGGCGGTCGTCTCCAAGATGCTCAAACTCGCTCGCCGCTGGGGCCTGCGCACCGGTGACAACCCGTGCGAGGACGTGCCCCGCTTCCGCGAGATGAAGCGCCGGCGCTACGCCAAGCCGGTCGAGCTCGCCACCATCGGGCCGGTCCTCGATCGCTACGCCCAAGACCCCGATCACGTCTCCGGCGTCGCCTTCCTTTACCTGATGCTGTTCAGCGGCGCCCGGCCGTCGGAGATCGCCAACGCTACTCCCGACATGGTCGAGGAGGTGCTGAAGGGCAACGAGCTCTACGGCGTGCTGCGCCTTGACAACGGCAAGACCGGCCAGCGCGACGTGTTCCTGCCGCCGCAGGCCATTGCGGTGCTGGCCAAGCTGCCCGCCGGGCGTAAGCGGCTCGCCGATCGTAAGACCCTGCCGCGGCGGCTGTGGGAATTGGTGCGCAAGGAAGCCGGCTGCGAGGACCTGTGGGCGCGCGATCTGCGCCGCACCTTCGCCACCGTCGCCCTGTCCAACGGCGTGCCGATCGGCCAAGTGGGCGAACTGCTGGGCCATGCCTCGACGGCCACCACCAAGATATACGCTAAGCTGATGGAGGACCCGGCGCACAAGGCGTCGGCGGACACCGCAGGGAAACTGGAAGAAATGCTAGGAGCGGGGAAATGAGAATCGCGGGCTTGATCGTGGTGGCGCTGGCGTTGAGCGGGTGCGTGAGCAACGAGAGGCTGGCGGCGCGGGACGACGCCCAATGCGCCGCCTACGGATTCCAACCCGGCAGCGACGGCTACGCCGGATGCCGTCAGCGGCTCGACATGGCGCGGCGGCAGATGCTGCTCAACTCCATGCCGACCGTGACGACGTGCGGCGGCAGCGGCGTCTGCACCAGCTACTGACGCTGGCTACCGCGATAGCAACTTGATCGTCTCGTCCTTGCTGGCCGAGCCGCGCGAGGAGCCGAAGTAGTAGGCGACGACCTGATCGGCCTTGGCTGAGACATATCCGATCAGCGTGCCGATCAGCGCCGCCGTGTTGGGGTCCTTGAGCCCCATCACCTCACCCGTCAGCACCGCGCCGACGGCGGCGAGAAAGCCGACGATGATCACCGTGCCGAGCACGGCGTTGGAGTGGTCTTTGGTTTGGATCTCGCGGTTGCGGGCGCTGTCGCGGTCCTGTACGCCGAGTTCCTCCATCTTCGCCGCGAAGTCCTGATCGGCCTTCTTGAGGGCGAGGAGCTGGTCGGGGCTGGCGCCGCTCACCGCCTGGGCGAGCTGCTCCGGGGTCGAGTTGCCGAGCCCGAACACGCCCTCGATCGCCTTCACCGCGACGCCGGCGAGCGGGCCGCCAAGCGCCGTCGCCAGGCGCGGTGCCACCGCCGCAAGGGTGTCTTTCCAGTCGATTGCCATGGCTACACCTCGGGGTTCTGGAAGTGGGGCATCTCGCGGAAGGGCGCGTCGGGGTCGCCGTACCACTTGAGGCCGACGGCCTTGCCGTGGCCGCCGATGATTTCCCACAGGGTCGGGTCGTCCCATTCGCACTTGCCATGGACCAGCGGCACGACGTCGAACGCCTCCGCCGCCGGCTGGCCCTTGGCGTTGACGGCGTTGTGCTTTGACTTGCCGCCCTTGGCGTTGGTGACGATGCGCCCCGGCAGCGTGCGCCCCTGGGCGTAAAGCTTGTCCTGTTCCTCGCTCGAGCGGTAGGTGCAGGTCAAGAGAACGGACACGCCCTCCTTGAGCAGCGTGAGATCGCGCCGGCAGCGGTCGTTGAACTTGTTGTAGAGCACCTGCATGGCAGGCGAGAGGTCGGCGATGTTACGCGAAGCCATGGCGATCAAACTCCCATCTGATGCTGGCGCCGCAGCATCTCGAAATACTCGTCGCGCGGAAGGATGGCGCAGCCTTCCTGGCACATCTCGCTCACGGCCTTGTCCTGCTCCGGCGTCAGTTGCCGCGTCTCAGACGGGGCCGAGGCCGCACAGCCCGCCAGCGCGAACAGGGCGCAGGCGCCGATCGTGCCGAGCACCACGTAGCGAAAAAATCGGATCAGCCGTTTCAGCATCGGTTCCTCCTATGCGGCTTTCTTGCGACGCCGGCCCTTGTGGGCCATGTCCGCCATGTTTTCGGCGTGGGTGCCGGGGACGAGATGCGTCGGGTTGACGCACTTCGGGTTGTCGCAGGTGTGCATGAGAAGCTGCGCGGGGCACACGCCCCACGTCATGGCGTAGGCGGCACGATGAGCAAGTGCCCGGCGGTGCGATCGACTCGTCCGGCCGCGCATCTCGACACAGCCATAGCCGCCAATGCGTTGGCCGCCGTCGAATTCCATGCAGCCGGTAACGCGCAGCTTCACCTTCGACCAGAACTCGGCGACCCGGTACGGGCTGAAATCGTCTGCCGTGATGACTTTCATCCGGGCTTGGCTCATGCCGCCACGCTGACCCATGCCGTCTTGGTCGCCTTGAAGCCACGGTCGACGTAGATCGGACAGCGATAGGTGATCCCGTACTTGGGATGGGTGAGCCACAGCGCCTGTTGCGGCTTCTCGTAGGGGAAGTTGTTGGAATAGGCGTATTCGTCCATGCCCTTGAGCGACCCGTTCACGATCAACCGCGTAAGGTGCATGTACTGATGGAAATGCCCGAGCAGGAGCGTGTCGTACTCCATGTCGATCTGCGCGTTGCGCGAGCGCTTCTTGTGGTCGCCGCGAATGATCGGACCGAGTGCGCCGATGAGGCCGTCGCCGCCGCGGAACTGATCGCCATGGGTCAGCAGGTAGCGATGACTGCACACCTTGAAGTAGGCGTCGGGGCCGTCGGGGATCAGGAAGGTGACGCGGCGATCGTCCTCGAAGCGCTTGGCCAGGAAGCAGTAGAGCAGCCAATCGAACGACGTCTTGTGCCGGTCCTTGCCCCAAATCTTCACGGTGTCGCGGCCGTGGTTGCCGGTGACGCATGGCACGAACACCTTGCCGAACCGCGTGGCCAGCATGGCGATGAGCTTGGTGAGCTCGGCGAACAGGTCGAGCACCGCTTCCATGGAGTTGAGCTCGTTGGTGGCGGTGAGCTCGTCGTGGATGTTGCCGGAGATCATGTCGCCGCCCAGCACCAGGACGATGCCGGGGAATTCCATCTTCGGGCTGATGATGGACAGGAGCCGCACGGCGCGCTCGCCCAGCGCCTCCATGCGCCGATGCGCGATCTCGACGTTGTACTTGTTGACGCCGTTGATCTGGCTCGGATGCACCACCTCGCCCCAATGGAGATCGGACAGGAACAAGGTCGGCACGCCCGGGGCCGAGTCGGCCGCCTGCGGCTTCGTCACCCACGGAGGCGTCGGCGTCTCGGCAGCGTTGCGCGCAAGGCCGACGATGTGCCGCTTGATGGTGTCCTCGGTGAGCGCCTTGGCCTCGAGCGCCGCCAATTCTTTTTCCAGCCGTTTGACGGTGGCTTTGAGCGCCGCCGGGTCGTCGTGCGCGACAACGGCGGGCCTGAAGCCAAGGCGATCAGCCATGGCGAGTTGCGACACCACGGTGGCTCGCGGCTTGTTGAGCGTGCGCGCGGCCTCGGCGATGTTGCCGGTCTTGGCCAGCGCATCCACAGCAGCCTGCACGGCGACGCGGTCGATCGGCACGCTCATCGGTAGAACTCCTTCCAGTCCCAGCCGTGCAGGCGACACACCTGCCGGGCCAGTCGGTTGAACTCCGCGTTGTGCTCGGTGTTGGCCGTCTCGGTCTTGGCCACGGCCTGGTGGAGATGGATCATCTCGTGGGCCATGACGTGGAAGACGGTGTTGGTGTGGCCGACGCGCTTGGCCGAGAGGGAGATGTGATGAAGGCCGGTGGCGATCTCGCGGCAGTAGTAGCCCATCCATTTCGAGCCGCAGACGTGGAACACCACGTCGTCGCCAGGGGGCAACCGCCAGCCCTTGAACGGCGGCGTCACCCGCAGGAACTCGTAGGCGGCCTCGATGATGTCGGGCGTCAGCGGCAGGGTCATTTGCGCCGCAGTTCCTTGTAGATGCGGATGCTCCACCAGATCAGCGCCGCCAACCCCGCCAGCTTCGGAGCGAGCTCAAGCAGCGCGGCGATGGTGGCGCCGGCGGCCGTGAGGTCGATGAAGCGGTGGACGGGGTGTTCCATGCTCACCCTCTGTTGACTTCGCGGCTGTGTGCGCGTTTCGTCATGGCGGGTCTTTCTGCTAAGGTTGGGACCGTTGGAAAAGAGGAGGCTGTGATGGTGGATTTCATTCGGTTTCTGGCCGCTCGCCGGAAGTGGTGGGTGCTCGCCGCCTTTCTTCCGCTAGGGTTTGTAGTGGCGATGCACCCATAGTCCGTCGCTGGCGATGTAGAGCTTCACCGTCTCCAGCTTGGAGGTCAGGGTGAACGAAGCGTTCGTCACGCCGTTGAGCGCGTCCCCGGCGTAAGGGAAGATCGTCACGGTGTAGGGGGCGTCGTCGACCTTCTGCACCTCGATCACGTTCGACATATAGCCGCCGTGCGTGAACTGGCTGACGGGATTGAAGTAGAGCCCGACGCTGCCGCCGCAAACGGCCGTGTTGCAGCGCAGGATTTCCCGCACGTCTTTCGGGAGCACGTTGTAGCTCGGGGTGATGATCGTCCGCTGCGACTGCGGCTGGTCGCGGTGGAATGTCTTGCCCATAAGGTGAAAGCGACTGACGCCGTCGCACACCAATTCGGCGGCCTGCTGCGTCAGATTGAGATAGGGGCCGTAGGGGGCGTTCGTGTCCCAAAACCAGTTCAGTTTGTCACCCGCCTGGGTCGGCCTGAACTGGACCGTATTGGACGTGTTGTCGATTTTCATGACCGTTGGCACATGCCAGCCCGCGGGCAGGCTGGCGGCCGCGGGCAGCGCGAATACGAGATCGCCGAGGCTCGCATCAACGGCGAGAAACTTCTCGTCGTGCGCGGCGGACAGATTGAACACGCCCGATGGCGCATCGGCGTTGGTCACGGAAACAATCTGAATCGTCATTATCTTTTCCTTTATTAAAGGGCCGGCTCCGGCGTGTTGCCTGCGGCAAGCCACACCTGGTACGCCTGCCAGTCGGCATTGGCCGAGTCGGCGGGGATGCTGGTGAATACGTCGGGCTTGACGTCGTCGATCTTCGTGACGCCGGTTTCGCGGCCGTCGAATTGCTCGATGCGGTAGGAGATCGTCATAGGTAAGCCTGCGCTTCGATGTAGCAGGCGTTTCCGTCGGAACCGACATCGCCGGGCTTGCCGGCCGTTGCTCCCGTCACAGCAAATTGGTAGGCCACCACGTCCGCGCTCGACATGTTCGTTCCGGCGGAGCAGGTGAACGAACCCGCGCCGTCGTTGAAGGCGATGTGCGAGAAGCCGACGGTCGGCGTTGCGCGCATCGGCGTATCAAGAGGGATCGCCAGCTTCACCGCCGTCGTGGTACGCGCAAATCCGACGGTGATCGGCCACGGCGAGTTGGCCGACTGATTCCAGCGCCGGTAGTAGCGGCGGCAAAACGAAAACTCGGTCTGATACGGCCGGCGCTCGAACGCAGTCGGGATCGTCCCGGCCTCAAGCTGGTTGAAGTCGAAATCGAGGGTGAAGTTCTGCGCCGCGGTCCCCTCGGTCCACACCATGCCGATCAGATTATTGAAGGACGAGCCGAGGGCGCCGGAGATGGCCGCCAGCGACGTCCAAGTATTCGCCGCCGGGGTCGCGCTGCCGATCGCCAGCACCGACACATTCGACGCCAGGAAGAAATTGCCGGCGGTGTAGGTCGCGCTCGTCCAGTCGTTGACCACATCGGAGGTGACGGAATCCTCTGTACCGGTCCAGCCGAGGATCGCGTAGCGAATGGCCTGCGATGCCGACGCTCGGATGCGCGGCACGAACACGCCGCTCTTGCCGCGGAGGTCTTTGCAGTTCTTACCCTCAACGATCTGCGCATAGCCGAACCGCTGCGCCGATGCCTGGGACTGCGTGAGCCGAATGCCCTTCGGGTAGCCGTCCTCGGGATCGGTCAGCACGGACGGCGTGACGCTGCCCGTCTGCGATAAGACGTACCAATCGTCTGCGAAATAGGTGTCGTCGGCAGTAGCGGCGACGTCGGACTGGTAGATGCTGCCAGCCGGATTGATGAGCCGATTGCGGCCCACGAGGTAGTCGTAGCTCGACCACGCCGAGCCGCTCGACATTGGCACGCGGCCCGCGCTGTGAGCGAGCGCGGCAATGGCATCGAGATCGGCGTCGTGCGCCTGAACATCCGTGCCAACGACAAGGCCGAGCGTCGCTCGCGCCGTCGCCGCATCGGGGTCATCCACCACCGTCGCCATGAAGGTTGAGATCGGAGTTGCGTCGGCCGACCCATCGGCAGCAAGGGGGTCGCCGCTGGCGTCGAACGCGAGATACTTGGACGCGCGCTTCACCTTGGCCGGCAGAACGCCGATATCTGTGGTGTCGCCATCCGGTTGCCGCAACCCACGCGTCACCATTTCGCGGGTGCGCTGCTCCACCGCGGTCAGTTTGTCGAGCGGATTGTCGATCGACGCGGCGGGAACGGGGTCGTTGTCGACGTGCTCGACCGTCTGCGTCAGCGCCGGGTCACGGTAGATCGTCCACGTCACCGTGTTTGCCGGCGCCGTCACCGCGTTGACCGTGCCGCCGCTCTGATAGACGCCGGACGAATCCGCAGTGCCTGAGATCGTGTAGTCGGTGGTCAGCGCCTTGGTCGTCTGCACGCCGGTGGCGATCACCGTTTCGATGACGACGAGATCGGCCTGGGCGAAAAACTTGTACGGAAACGAGAATGCCGTGGTGACGCCGTTGCCGGTGTAACTGACCCGGTTGGTGGTGGACGAGATGGTCATGGCGTCGCTCCTGGCTGCCGTATTATGGCCATGTGTTGTCTATTTGACAACACTGGGGTTGAGCCGTGCCTCAGCCTCGTCCAGCGCCTGGTTTCCGGCCTTGGCCACCTCGATCATTCGGAAATACATGGTGTCGATGAGTTGCCGCTTCTCGTCGGGCGGGATGTCGGGGTCCTTGTAGACGCCCCGGATTACCTGGTTCATCGACGTCAGCGCCTCCGGGTAGCCGCTCAACTGCGCCATGGCGCTGGGGTCGAACCGCTGCACCTTCTGCGCCGCCTCGGCATCGCCCTCCTGGGCCTTGGCCATGAAGGTGTCGAACACCTGCTTCTTCTCGGCGAAGCGATCGTAGAACTCCTGAATCGACTGCGCGGTGGCCGACGGGTAGCGCACCACGAAAGCGCGGATCACCGGGATGTCGGCCAAGGTCGCGGCCGGCAGCACCGGGTCCGGCACCACGCCCGCCTTGCGCAGCCCGGCGTCCACCACCTGCTGGGTGTAAACCCCGAGGCCGCCGGTCCAGGCGCGCACGTAGTTGTCGATCAGCACCGGCGTGGTCAGCGCCCGCGCCACCGGGCCGAGCGGGTTGTTGGCCTCGATCGACGCTTCGCGCATGCCCGGGAACGCGGCGATCACCGACGCCAGCTTCTTGGTCGTCTCGGTGGTGTACGGGTTGTACTGATACTCCGGCAGCAGCTTCTCGACGCTCGCCGGCACCAGCGGGTTGCCGGTGAAGGTGCTGCGGTTGGCGAACTGCTCCACTATCGGCTGCGTCGCCGTCGGCACGAAACCCGGCGTCAGCGCGCCCCACACCGACTTGAAGAAGCCGTCGAACGCCTTTGGGTTGTGGGCGTAGTAGGCATCCAGAACCCGCTCGATGCCGGAGCCGAACATAATGCCGGTCTCGAACGGCTTGGGGATGCGGTAGATGTGATCCTTGGTCGGGATGATCCAGAACAGGTCCTTCTGCCACTGCGGAATCTCGGCCATGCGCGGATCGTCGTGGTTGGCCCACCACAGCAGCGCCGACGGCAGCGACACGGCGCCGGCGATGCGCAAGGACGTCGCCGCGGGCTTCTCGTGGAACGCACGGATCAGGCGGTCGGTGCCCTGGATGTTGGCGTTGGCGAACGCCGTAATCATGTTGTAAGCGCGCATGCGCGCACCGATGCGGGCGAAGTCCAGCGTCACCTCGCGGGAGGAGAACGCCGCCGCCTGCATCCGGCCTTTGTCGGTCGAGCCGCCCGCCAGCTTCTTGAACTCGCCCAGCCGGGTGGCGTTCTCCATCAGCTCCGACACCATGCGCAAGCCGGTGAGCGGGTTGCCCGCCACCGTTCGGTCGCCGTTCTCGATCGCGCGCTGGATCGGATCGACGACGTTCCACGAGCGGTCCATAAGGCCGGTTTCGGCGTTGAGCTTGGCGAGGCTTTCCTGCAGGTAGCGGCGGTCGAGCGACACCAGGTTGGCGTTGGCGCCGCCCGCCTTGAGCCAGCTCTGGAAATCCATGTCCTGGGTCAGCAGGCCCTTGAGTCCCTTCGCCGTGTCGATCGGCGAGAAGATCGCGCCCTTGGTGTTGACGAAGGCGGTAGTGAAGTCGCGGATGACGTTGCGGACCATGAAGTCGGGCGTCAAGGTCGCGCCCGCGCGCAACGTCTTGGCCGGCAGCGCCATCACCTTGGTGAGCAACCCAGCCGTTTGCGAATCCATGCCCTTGAAGGCGGCGGCGATGTCGGGGTCGACCTTGTAGACGGTGCGCTTGCCGCTGTCGAACACCGCGATCTCGTTGTCGGCGAGCGGGGCGCGCGCGGCGCGGAACACCGTCAACAGGTCCTCGGGCGGGTTGTCGATGCCGTGCGCGGCCAGGAACTTCGTCATCTCGGGCTCGGCCACAGTGACGGGCTTGGTTCCCGGCGCCACCTTCTCGACCAGCCCCTTGCCCTCGGGGCCGTCGGCCATGGCCACGAACGCCTTACCGACGGCATTGCGCTCGGCGAGCGACGTGTAGAGGTAGGTGTTCTTGATGACGGATTCGAGCGGATCGACGATGTCGCGCTGGGAGCCCTTGATCGCCTTGATCGGGTTTCGGACGTTGAGGCCCTTGCCGACGCCTGCCGGGCCACCGTCGTCGAGCACGCGGAAGAACGGCACGTAGTTCTTGTTGGCCGCCAGCATCGTCCGATACGTCTCGTCGGAGAGGATGCCGGAGTCCTTCAGGTACTTTGTGACGCGGTTCTGATAATCGACCAGATCGCGCAGCACCGGCTCGTACTTCTTACCGCTGTCGGCCACCACCTGCTTGGCGGCGTCGAGGTCGATGCCGGACTCGATGTTGCGCCCAGCGAGCTCGACCGCGCGCTTCGAGGCGGCGTAGGCGCGCAAGCCGTCGAGGTCGTCGGCCACCGGCGCCAGCACGTCGCGCAGGCCCTTGCCGGTGTCGGCGTAGGTGTTGAAGTCGAACGTCGAGCGCTCAAGCATCTGATCCGCTTTGCCGAAGGTGCCGCGGGTCAGACGCGCGAGTTGGTACGGATCCTGGCCGGTGGGCAGCTTGCCGTCGGCGGTCGCTTCCTTGACCGCTTGGCGGATCGGGTTGAGGTCGTCGACCAGCGCCGTGTACAAGCGCTCGAACGTGGTGGGCTCGCTGCCCGTGTGCTCGCCAATGCTGATCTTGTCGAGCACCTTCTGGCGCGCGGCTTCCGGGCTGCCTTCGGCCGGAGGCTCTGGCGGATTGGGTGGGGGCTTGCCGCCGCCGTTTCCACCCGGCGCTTCCTCGACGCTGGCGATGCCGTGGTCGACCAGCGGCTGGTATTTGCGCGGCATGGCGACGCTGTCCGACAACAAGTCCTGGGCGATGGTCGGGTCCTTGGACACGTCGGCGGCGACGCCTTCCGGCGTGATACCCGTCTGCTCGTAGATGTCGCGCAGCTTCTGCGCCACCGGGGCGTGATCGCCGCCATCGGCGAGCACCCGCGCCGCGTTGTCGAACTGCTCCGGCGCCGGCACCTCGCCGCGCAGCGTCGCGGCGGGGGCAAGCTCCGGCCCGGGCGCGGCCGCGGTCTTGCCCGCCAGTAGATCGGCCGCAGCCATGCGACCGGCACCGAAGCCGCGGGTGATGCCTTCGCCCGGCGCGAAAATGCTCAGCATCGGGTTGGACAGCGAGATGTCCCAGCCCTCCGGCGAGTGCATGCCGGGCTTCAACTTGGTGCCGGTCTTTTCCTCCCACAGCCGGTCGGCGACGGCGGCTTTCTCACGCGTCATGCGCGAGCGCTCCACCAGCGTCGGCGTGTTCTGCCACCAGTCCTTGATCTCGTCCGGAATGCCCTCGAGCGTTCCGATCAATCCTTTCTCAGCCAGAGGGCTGCCTGGCCGCGCAATGCCCACGCGCTCGTACCAGTTCGGCGTCTTAACGGGCGCGGCCGCAGGGCCGCCGAGGTAGGCGTCCACCTCGTCGTCGCGGAAGCCGGCTTGCGTCAGTTCCTTGCGCTTGCCGGCGGCCCAATCGCCGATCTCGGCATCGTTGAAGCCGGCGGCGCGCAAGTCCTCGATCGGCGACGCCATCAGCGGCCTCCGGTGCGCTTGAGATAATCGGCGATGCTCTCGCCGGGCTGACGCTGCTTGTCAGGCGGAACAGCGCCGACGGGTGCCACCGCCCCCGGCTGACGCGACAACTGCGACGACATGTAGGCCAGCGACTCCTTCATGGTCTTTTGGAACATCTGCACCGTCTCGGGCTTGCCCAGGAAATCGGGCTTGGCCGGATCAAGCAAATCGAACGGATCCTTTCCGGCCTGCCGGTACTGCTGCACTTTGCTGTCCACGTAGCGCACAAATGCGTAGTACTGCTGCGGACCGGTGGGGTCCAAACTCTTGCCCGTCAGAGGATTCGCCTTATCAATCGCGTTCTTGATTGAGGCGACGAAATCGGCCTGCCGCTTCGACAGCCGCTGGCCCTGCTCGTCGCGGTTCTCGGTGAACTGCTTCACCAGCCAGTCGTGATCGGTGCGCGTGAGGCCACCGGCGATATACTTATCGTCGATCGCCTTGGTGTCGGTGATCTTGAGCGGGTCGCCATCGGGACGGCGCATGTCGGCGAACAACTGCGTCGCGTTGGCGTTGGACACCTGCGTCAGCGGATCGGGCTTGTTGGCCCGGTCCAGCATGCCGATCCAGTGCTCCTTGAACGTGGTGCTGACCGGCGCGTTGAGGATGTCCTTGGCCGACAACGGGTTCTGCGCGTCGGGCTGCAACCGGTTGAGCCAGTCGGAGCCGATCGCGTCCTCTTGCGCCTTCTGCGCCTTCTCGGCCAGGCGCTGCGCGCGCTCGGCCTGGATTTCCTGCGCGTTGATGGCGATGGTCGCCTGCTTCTCCAACGTGTAGGCGGCGTCGCCCTTCAGGTACTGGTCGAACTTGCCGTCCTTGAGCGCCGCGAGGCCCGCCTGCGGGTCGGTGCGGATCAAGCCCTCGACCGCCGACTTCGCCAGATCCTGCGCCGTGGTGACGCCGAGCTCGTAACGCTTGTCGGCCGGCATCTTGGCGTAGAGGCCGTTGGGGTCGTTGAGCGCGGCCGTGGTCGTCTTCAGCACGCTGTCGAACTGCGACGGGTCGTGCAGCAGCGTGGTCCGGTTGCTCTGCAGCAGCGCGCCGTAGTCGGTCAGCGCCTTGTCGCCCGCCGACTTCGCCTGATAGAGCCCGGCCGCCGCGGTGAAGTGCGCGGCGAGCTCGGCCGAGCCCTCTTGCAATGCCATCTGCCCGGCACGCGTCGAATAGTTGCCGCCCATCTGCGCGAGATAGTCGGAAAAATCGGTCTGGAACTTGTCGGCAAACGTACCGTCGCCAGCCGGCGCCGCGGCCGCGCGGTTGGCGAGCTCCACCGTCCAGGTGGCGCGCGCCTGCGCCAGCTTAGCGTGAACGTCGGACACCTCCTGGCGCTGCGCCACGTCGGCGAGCTTGGTCGTCACGTCATCAACGCCGCGGCCCAGCACATCGCCGACGCCGGCACCGAAGTCTTGCGGCGTGGCACGGCGGCCGCCGATGTCGGATTCGGCGCTGATCTGCGTGGTGTAGTCCCTGATCTGCGGCATCAGAACGCTCCCGCCATGGACGACCCGACGGTGGGGTCCTCGTTGCTCACGCCGTTGTTCGGAAGCCCAGGGCTGGACGGGCCGGACAGCGCGCCGTAATTCGCGGCTCCCTTACCCAGCGCCGTCGCCGCGCCGAGGTAGCCCTGCATCAGATAATTGCTGGCGCTGGCGTCATCGGCCGCTGCGGTGTCCTGATAGCCCATGGCGCGCAGCTTGCCCTTGTAGAGAATGTTCTGGCGGTCGAGCTCGGCAAGCGAGGCGCTGGACGCCAGCACGTCCAATGGACTGCCCTCGGAGGTCACGCCGGACGCGCCGTAAGCCGCGCGGGCACGGCCAAGCGCTTGGCCCGACGCGCGCTGCTGCGCCTCTGCGTCCGCTGCGGCCTGCTGCTGGGCGATGACCGCGTTGCGCCGGGCGATGTCGGCGTTGCGCTTGGCCGCTTCAGAGGCCGCCATGCCCTGGCTGATCGACGCCACTGCGGACACACCGGCGGCGGCCACGGCGACAACGGCCAGTGTGCCGGGATCGCGCGGCGCGTAAGCATGCGGATCGGCGATCTGACGGCTCAGACGCGATTGATAGCCCCAGCTCATGGCGTCACCCGCGCATAAAGAAAGTGATCGCGGCCGTCCGGCGTATAGGCTTCGCGGATGCCCTCGACCTTGAAGCCGAGCAGCGACGCCAGCCGGCAGCCGTTGCCGAATCCGTCGGCCACGTCCGCCTCGATGCGGCGGATACCGGCGTCGGCGAGCACCGTTTTCATCTTGCGGACGATGGCGGGCCACTGACGCGTCGCGCCGACGCCCAACAGCGCCCACGCCTTGGCGTAATTCTCCCACTGCAAGGCCAGCCCGGCGCAGCCCACCACGGCGCCATCGACGATGCCGGTCCACGCGCGCCCGGGCGCCACCAGGGACTCGGCGAAGCCGGGCTTCAGCACCAACTCGCGCCAACGGTGCTGCTCGGGCGGCAGCCGAACCGCGGCGAAGTGATGGGGCTCGTAGGGAACGAACGCGATCATCGGTCGATCGTCGCTTGCTGCGGCAGGATAGCCAGCAGGGTGCCGGGCAGCGGCTGGTCGAAGCGCCAGGCGATCAAATCCTCGGTCGAGTAGTCGCCCTCCCAGGTGTCGGTGTCGTCGCCGGAGAACAGCGGCACGGCGGCGCCAGCGCTGTCGGCGGTGGTGCGCGAGACGCGACGGGTGAGATGGCTGAAATCCGGGCCGACCTTTATGCCGAGCGCGTCCAGCAGCCGGAAGGCGACGCGATGCTTGCGCTGGGTCTTGCCCTGAGCGGTGCCGTCGGCGGCGCCAGCGTCGTTGCGCAACGTCTGTCCATCCGAGTTGTAGCCATAGCCGATTACCGCGACCGTGGTGCTGCGGTCGAGCGTGACGGCGCCCGACGACACCACCTTGGTCGGGTGGGTGGCGCCGTTGGCCAGGATCGTCACCGTCTCGCCCTCGAGGTGATCGAGGCCGCTGATCGTGGTGGCGGCGCTGCCGCTGTAGGTCAGGCTGGCGTCGACGTAGACCGCCGTGTCCTGCGCGTCGCCGTGCTCCCAAATCTTGGCCATGTACTCGATGTGACGCACGACGGCGCCGTTCACATAGCGCTGCACCACCATCCACAACTCGTCGTAGGCGCCGTTCGGCTCGGGGATGCAGGCAACGGATTCGACCTTGGCCTGGGTGCCGCTCGCGTCCGACACGCCGCCCAAGACATGACGGTGCCAGCCGATCACCTTCTGGTCCCGCTGGTAGGTGAAGCCGATCAAGGTTCCGTCGGCGCGCACGCACCACACGATCGTCTGCGGCTCCTGCTGATAGGCCATGTCGATGAGGCCGCCGGTCGTGATGTGCTCGGACAGCACCGTAAGATCGGGGACCTGGTAGCGGTCCTCGGTGTAGACGAACACCAGCTCGCGCATCTTGCGGCCGGAACGCTGGATGAACAGCGACGTGGCGCCGGCGCGGATCGCGGAGACGGTGGCGCTGCCGCAGCGCGTCATCTCGACGGCGTTGATGTTGGTGGGCGTCAGCGCCTGGTTCAATGTCGATGGCGTTACCAGCCATTCGGCGGCTGCAGTGCCGATCAACAGGCCCTTGGCGTCGCCCACCATCCAGCGGATGACCTGCACATCCGACGAGTTGAGGGTGAACGACAAGGCGTTGCTGTCCGACACCGTGCCCGACGTGTCGTAGGCGGTCGGCTGGTGGTTGTAATAATCGCCGGTCGAAGAAAAGTAGACGCTCTGCGGCCGGTTGTCCGACCCGGCCCAGCCGAGGCGGTCCTGGTAGAACGTCACCACCGCCGGATAGCTGGTGGTGTCGGACCAGACGCCGAGCCGCCAGTTGGCGGTGGCGGTCGTGGCGCCCATGGCCTGCTGAATATCGACCGTTACCGACGTTGCGGACGTGAAAGCCGTGATCTTGGCCCAACCCCACACGCCTCCGGTGGTCTTGGCGCGGATGTGGCGGCCGACGTCGGTGGACGCGAACAGGTTGGCGCTCGCGGTGCAGGTGACGCCGGTGCCCGTCGCCGCGCCGAGCGTCAAGGTCGTGGCAGTGCCGTTGACCGGCAGGTAGGGGCCGTCAAGGAAGGTGAGCGTGCCGATCGACCAGCTCGTGCTCGAGGTGCGGGTGATCGACCGCGGGGCGTGGTTCTTGTGCGCGACGAACAGGGTGTCGACCGACTGCACGAAGCTCAGTTCGGACAGTTCGGCCTCGGTGTAGGGCGTGACAATCTCGACCGGGCTGCCGCCGCTCTGTACTTGGCCGTGGTTGGCGTAGACCCGCATGTAGAGGTTGCCGAACTCGAGGATGTACGCCTGGGTGGTCGAGAACTCGAACCGCACCAGCCGCGTCGCCTTCGACGAGTCCTTGACCTCGGCAACGAACACGGTGCCGGGCCGGCGCGTGATGCCGCCCTGCACCAGCGGGATGTGGTTGATGCAGGTCTTGAGGCCGCCCTTGTAGCCCTCGAAATCGACGCGGCCGTACATCAGGGGCGACAGCTCGCCCTTGTTGAAGTTGTTCTGGATCGGCGCGACCTTGCCCATCAGGACGGCCGCCCATTGTTCCAGCCGTTGCCGGCGAGCCGCGCGGCCACCCACGAATCCTCGGGCGGCGTATCGGACAGCTTCTCGAAAGCGTTGGACTTCTTCGCGTCGGCGATGGCGAACTTGTATTCGCTCGCCACGTCCGCCTTTTTCTGGTTGGACTGCGTGATCTCCTCGCACATGTGCCATGCCATCTTGCAGGCCAGCGCCTCGACGAAGCACGGGTCGTACACCGTCGGGTCCTCGATGCGCGCCGTGTAGACGAGGTTGAGCGTGTCGCCGGCGTTGGTCAGGATCTTGTTGCTCTCGAACTTCCAGTCGAGCGCGTAGGTGTTGGGCGGCAGGATGCGCAGGCAGTCCTGCGGGATGGAAAAGGCGTAGTCGAAGTCAAAGGCGGGCGCGGTGGCGTCGGGCGCCAGCACGATGCGCTTGGTGGCGAAGGTCCACGGGTGCGCGCGCAGCTCCTTGTCGCGTTCCAGCGTGTAGCAGGCGTTGCACGAGCGCGCGTTGCGGCTGTCGTCCGTCAGCGCGGTGATGCGCGCGGCCCCGAGCTTCTGAAGCGCCAGATTGCAGATGGAAACGTCGCTGGTCGCCATAGCTCAGTGACCCATGAAAAAGTGCTGCACCCCGCGCGGTGTTCAGCGCATCCGCTTGCGCATGACGACTCGGCACGCCAACGCCGTGGTGCCGTCGCCGGCGGTGACTTCCGGCCGGACGAACAGCGGCTTCTCGGCCACCGCCGAAATGCCGGCCGCGGTCTTGGTGATGGCCGTGGCGCCCTGATCGGTGAGAACGAAATAATTGGTGCCGTCGTTGGAGCCCTTGAGGGAAATCGAGCCGCCGGTGCCGAACGTGCCGCTCATCGTCACGGTCATGTCATCGTAGTCGCCGACCGCCACCGGGCTGCCGGTGTCGCCGTTCGCCAACGCCGTCCAGGTGAAAAGGACGGCATTGGGCGAGGCGGCGGGAGACGAACGAACTGCGGTCTGTACGGCCATGGCCTACTGCCCTCTTACGCCGGCGCGTTGTCGGTCGTGATGTGGTTGGCGATCGCTTCGAGAGCCTTCAGCACCTCGACCTTGTTGGCGCCGGTCACGCCGTCCAAGATCACGAGCTCCACGTTCTTCGACGTGGTGGACGTGGCCTTGGTCACGCTCCCCGACGCCTGAGCGCCGGGGATGGTGACGCCGTAATAGTGATTCGCCATGCGCGGCTACCCTTCCAGGCTCAGATGGTCCAGAGGACTTCGAGGCCGACCGAGAACGCCGCGGCGTTGGTCGCCGTGTTGGTCAGCGAGATGTCGAGCGTGCCGCCCGGGTCCGACGCCAGGCCCAGCGCCTGCCACAAGGGCTGCTCGCGCTTGGCGTTGGTGTAGGTCGTCGACTCGCCGGTGACGTCGAGGTCGACGTTGGCGCTGGTGCAGGCCACGGCCGTGGCGAAGAAGTCGGCGTCGGCCGCGGTCACACCGGTGCTCGACGCGCCGCTCGATGCGTTCTTGTAGACGCCGATGTCGAACGCCGAGGAGGCCGAGCCGGCCGGGTTGTTGAGCTTCACCGTGATGACGCGGCAGTTGGACGGCACCGACACCAGCGGGTAGACGGAACCGGTGGTGGCGCCGCTCGTGACGGTCGTGGAGCCGCGCGAGGCGCGCACGATGCCGTTGTCCAAGAAGGACGAGTTCGGCACCTTGGGCGTGGCGTCGCGGTTGCTGATCGGCGTGGAGGTGAGGACTTCGGTGGTCATCGCAATATCCTTTCAGGTCAGAGGATCAGAGGACTTGGCGCCGGATTACCGGCACCAAATCTTGATGACCTTCTTCTCCTCGAGCCGCGTCGCGCCGAGGGTCATCTTGGTGTAGACCTGCCAGGGCTCGCCCTGCAGATCGTTGCGCTGCGTGACGTTCGACTGCACGTCGTTCCACAGCGCGAGGTGCATGCCGGACTTCGCCCACACCGGAATCTGCGTCGACGTGCCGGACTGATCGTCCGTGCCGGTCGTCGCCGACTCGTAGTGGATGAAGTTGATGCCGAGGAACGACTGGATCTTGCCGTCGACCAGCACCGGACGGGTGTTGTAGTCGAGGCTCGTGACCTGGATTTCGTTCAGGAGCGAGTCGTGCTCGTTGGACGTGATCGCGCAGTAGATCGGGTCGGTGTCGAGATCGACCTGCGCGGCCATCAGGAACTTCTTGGCCTTGCGCAGCTTGGCGACGTTGAGGTTGGACGCCGTGCCGCCGACGTCGACCGACACCACGTTGGTGGTCGTGGAGGTCGGCAGGATCGTGCTGGTGCCGCCCTGCTCGCCGGTCTTGGCGGTGCTGAAGAAGGCCGAGTAGAGGATGGCGTCCTTCTTGCGGTTGGCGGCGGCGACGGCCGACTGAACCAGGGTGGACTTGGGGTCCACGATGAGGCGGAGCTGGTCGAACGAGTCGACGAGCTGCGGCAGCTCGAAGTCCGACGGGAACACCCAGCGGCGATCGGTGGCCGCATCGACGCGGCCCATCGGCGCGAAGCGGCTGGTCACGGGCAACATCTCGACCGCGCCGACCTGGTCGACGGGCGACGCCTGCTTGCCGATGTAGCTGCCGACAGTGACAGCGCCGGAGAAGCGGCTGTCCTTCTGCTGAAGCAGCATCTGGATGTTGGTGGAGAATTGCTCGACTTGGAAAGTGGGGATCACATTGGCGGTCATGGCGCCCTCTCGGAAAAAGCGGTTGGCTTTCTCGAAGGGCTTGTCCGCCGATGACGGGGCCTGCTTCTTCGCCGCTTACGAGCGGCGCACCCGGCAGTCTTCCCTGCTTCCGGCCGGCGCCTAGCTTTCGCTCGACGTTCCCGGCATTTCGGACAGCGATCCGCGCTTCACGTAATCGGCAAGCTGTTTTGCGCGCTCCAGGACCTGGGAGATTTCCCGGCCGTGGTGGTACGCCAGCTTGACGCACTCGAGACGCAGATCGTCGTCCTTCATGCCGGGACCATAACAGGCTGTTGTCTGTTAGACAACACCGATTTCACGACGGGCTGGCGATGCGGTGGAGATCGGCGAACTCCTTGCGCGCCTTGACGTCGCCGTTCAGGTAGCGCTGGCCCCACTCCTTGTCGGCCTTGAGCTCGACGATCTTGGCGCGCGCCTGGTCCGGCGTCATGCCCTGGAAGCCGTTGGTGCTGTCGGGCGTGACGAAGTTGCCCTCGGTGCCGAGCCGCGAGCCGAGGTTGTGGAGGAACTTCATCGCCTCGCCCGGCCCCATCGCCATCTTCAGCGCGTCGAGCTTAGCGGCGTCGATGCCGAAGGTGACGGCGGCGCGATCGACCAGCGCGGCGTGGGCGTCGAAGTTGGCGCCCCACTCGTTCTTGAGCGCCGCAATCTGCGCGGTGTGCGCGGCCTTGGTCGCCTCGGTCTGCTGCGTGGTCACGCCGGCGACGTGCTCGTTCCACTTGGCGACCAGCGCGGTCGCCTGCTTCGGATTCAGCCCTGCCTCGTGGAACCAGGTCGACGCGGTTTCGGCGAACTTGGTGTCCTGGCCCTGCGGCACCAGTTTGACGAGATCGTAGCCCTTGGCGTCCTTCGGCCGACCGAGCTTGTCGTAGACCGAACCCCACGCCGCGGCGTCGCTGTCGTCCTTCGGCAACTGCACCAGCCGCTCGGGCGCACCGTGCAGCTTCTCGAGGTTGGTGTAGGACGTCAGCAGATCGGCCGGGTTCTTCCAGCCCTTGTTCTGGACGTAACCCACCATAGTGTCGTCGCTGACACCGGCGGACTTCCAATCGAAGGCGGCGGGCGCAGCACCAGCGCCAGCAGCTCCCGCCCCGGCTGCCCCAGCACCGGCACCGGCACCGGCACCGGCACCAGCAGCGCCGGCTCCCGCGCCACCGTCATCGGGCGCGCGGCAGATGCGGTCGAGGATCGACTTGATAGCCATGGTCATTCACCTTTCGCTGTCGGGCCGCCATAGAGCGACCACAGGGTTTCCATATCGAGATTCAGATGCTGGGCGATGCGCAGGAACACCTCGCGCCGGCCATCGAGCCGGGCGCTGATGCGCGGATCGGCGTCCGCGGTGGACGTGTGCGCACGGCAAAAGCGCGCCAAATCCTCCAGCACCAACCGGCTGTCGCGCCCCTCCGGGTTGAACACCCGGCAGTAGGCGCCCTTGCGGCCCTGAAGGAAAATCTTGGTCCGTTGAACGAGATCAGGCAGGAGCACCAGCCACCCCGCGCAGGTTGATGGACGGAAGCGCCTTAGCCACGCCGGCGAGCGACGGCGCCGCGTCCAGAAGGTTCTTCTGCTGCTGATCTTGGGCGCGCTGCTGACGGCGAGCGGCAACCGCCGTCGGGTCGCGCAGCCAGCGCTCAGGGATCGCGTTCATCTCAGCGAGCTCAGGCACCGCCGTGTCGAAGTCGAGGGTGTCGAGCGGCGATGGGTCTTGCGTCAACGCCACGATCTCCTGCAGGTAGCTCAGGAGCCGCAGGAAGCCGGCACCGCCCTCGGCGCGCTGCGCCCGGGACAGCGGGCTCTCGTAGACGACGTCGTAATTGAGGCCGCCAGCTTGACGCAGGATCGGCGGCATCGGCGGCAACAAGCCTTGCGCCGCCAGCACGTCGAGCTCGCGGTGGATCATCGGGCCGAACGCCTCGGACTGCTGCCGGCCCATGGTGGGCGACAGCAGCGCGCCCTTCTCGCGCGCCCGCTCCAGAACCTCGGTCGCCGTCATCTGCGGCGTCTCGACCAGGATCTGGAACAGCGTCACCAGGAAGGCGTCGTTGATGACGTGGCGCTGCATCTCCATCATTTTGTCGGCGGGCGCGAGGTTGCCCGTCGGCAGCGCATGGACCAGCGCGCGACCCTCGGCGGTCACGCCACCGGGGTTGATCGCGCCCGGCGTGAGATTGAAGCCGTCGAGCACGCCGTCGTCATGCGCCAACAGCACCGGATCGGCGGTGCGGTGGCCGACCTTGAGGATGGTCTTGGTTTCCTCGTTCAGCACCTTGATGGTGGGCAGCGCCAGCATCGCCGGCGAGCGGCCATAGGTTTCCCCGGGCGCCTGAACGTAGCGGCTGATCGCATACGGGAAGGTGGCGTAGCCGCGCTCCTTGCCGCCCGCCAGCACCCGCTGCTTGAACTTCTCGACGATGTAGTGGGAGACGAACGACATGCCGCGCACGTCGGCGCGCTTGGGATCGTATTCGTCCTCGTCGCGCGGCTGAACGCAATGGATGATCCAGTACTTTTCCTCGGGCTTGTCTTTGGCCTTCTGCTCGATCTCGTCCGGCAAGCCTTCGGGAAACCACTGCTTGGCCTGGCGCGCGGTCAGCTCGAACTTGCGGAACGCGGTGTCGATGATGCCCTGGTGGTTCTCGAGGAAGTAGACCTCGCCGAGATGGATGGCACGGTAGCGCAAGCCGCCACCCCAGCGCGGCGCCAGCGCGTCGATGAACATGCAGCCCGTGCCGAAGGCACCGAGCCCCATGTAAATCTCATGCTGCTGGCTGGCGTAGTTGGCGTTGGGCGCATAGCGGTAGCGGAACAGCGCCGCATTGGCGTCGTCGAACCATTCGCGGACAATGCGGTTGCGCATCAGCATCTTGTCCGGCGACGTGAGCCGGTGCCAAGTCTGCGCCCGCGGCGTCAGCATCGACTCCATGGCGGCCGCGAACTTCGGCAGCGCCAGGGCGGCCGTCGCATCCACCATGTCGTCGGTGCGCTGCGTGCCCGGCGTCTGCATCGCCATGCCGGTGAACGAGCCCGAGTAGGACGGCAGCACGCGACGCGCCACCTCCTCCCAGGTCGATTCCCAGGTGCCGCGGTCGCCCTGCGCGCGCTCGAAGCGCTGCAGGATGTGCGCGACCATGTCATCGGTGCCGAAGCTGTCGGGCATGCTACTGGCCCAGGAGGCGCTTGGTGGCGGTGGTGGGCGTCGAGGTGTCGCCGAGATCGCCGGTCAACTGCGTGGACGCGCGGCCGCCGATGGCCAAGCGCTTGGCTGCGGCCAACGCCTGCGCATCCTGCTGGGCAAGCGCGGCCGGATCCTGCCCCGGAGGCGGAGGCGGCGGCGCGGGATCGGGCGTGTCCGGCGAGAAAATGCTCATGCTCACCCGTGGCGGGAGTGTTGTCTATTTGACAACATACTAGCCAAAGAGCGGATAATCAACACCGGCTGCAATCCGGTTGCGGCGAGTGGCCCCGCGCGAGGTCATGCGATCGCGCCGGGCGACAGTGACGGCGAACGTCAACGCCAGCGCATCGCCATCGTCGGGGCTGCGGCCCAGGCGACTTTTGAAGCGCTCCTTCGGCTCAAGGATGATCGCGTCCTTGCCCTTGCCATGGAAGTCGTAGTCGGCCGCGGTAAGGTCGCCGAACAGGGTGCCGCCGGCGTCGATGCAGCCGCCGCGCAGCCATTCGCGCAGCCGCGCATAAAGCTCGGTGCGCTTGTTGGCCCACTGCGGGTCGTCCGCCTTCTGGCCGAAGCCGATGCCGTGGGTCTTGAAGTTCTTGCGCTTCAGGATGTCGATGACCCCGGCGCCCATGCCGAGGTCGATGCACACCGCGTCCGGGTTGTACTCGGTGATGAGGGCGGCGAGACGGTCGGCGGTGACGTAGAGATCGGGGATCTTCCAGCGGATGGGCGGGATCGAGCGGGCGTCCGGCCCCTGCCGGAACCGCACCACCGTCTCGTCGTCGCCCTCCCGAGCCACGTCGACGCCCATGATGAGCGGGGCGCCCGGGTCGGTGATGAGCTCGCGCTGCTCGGCGTCACGCACCAACTCGTTGCCGATGAACTGGTTCTTGCCCTGCTTGGGGAACTGGCCAAGGACCTCAATCCGCACCTCGTCGGAGTCGATGCCGCGGCGACGGATGCGCGACTCGTGCTCGGCCTGGTCGGTGTCCTCGACCGTGCGACTGTCGATCTGCCGCGTCACCCACGACAGCTTGCCGTTGGCGTCGCGCTCATGGAAGCAGTCGTAGAAAAATCCGCTGTTGCGCCGGGGGTTGGAGAACGCGAGCCACAGGCGGCACGGGTTGCGCACGTCGACGAAGTAGCCGCCGGCGACGTTGGCGATGCTGGTCGGGATGCCGGAGGCTTCGTCGAACAGCAGCAGCATGCCGATCTCGGAGTGCGGGCCGGCGTAGGCGTCCGGATTCTCCTCGGCCCACAGCTTGGCCTGCACCGAGTAGTAGGCACAGGATTTCTTAAGCTGCTTCTCGACCGCCTTGGCGTACCAATCGGCCGGCACGATCGACAGCGCGTTGTACTCGAACCAATGGCTGTTGATGGCCAGGATGAACCATTTCTTGATTTCGGGGAACGTCGTCGAATGAAGCTGCGGCTCGGTGTTGGCGCTCACCAGCGTGGTGGAACCCGGCCGCGTGGTGATGTGCCAGTGGGCGATCCACGCCACCAGCGCCGACTTGCCGATGCCGCGACCCGACGCCACCGCCATGCGGAACACCTCGTAAGGGTCCGCCGGCGTGCCGCGGGCGCGCTGCCGCTTGATGTGGGCGCTGATCTGATCGAGGACGTCCTTCTGCCACTTGCGCGGCCCCTTGTGGTGCTCGAGCGGTGTCCCCTTCTCACCCCACGGGTAGGCGAACATCACGAAGGCGTAGAGGTCGTCGGTGCGCGCCGGCGCCCACAACTGCATCATTAGGTCCTGCTCGGACTTGGCATCGTGCGGTGCGGCGGCTTTGGCCATCAGCGGCTCCTCGGCGACAGGTCGAAGCCGAATGGATGCCGGTCCTTGACCCGGAACAGCGGCTCGCCTTGCGCGTTGAGCAAGCCAGTCTGCTGTGGCTCGTCGGTCGCTTCGACGATCGTGGTCACTGTGTGCGCGCCATCGTCATCGTAGATAGCGCCTGCTCGGGGCTTCACAACGTAGGCCATGGCTCGGTCCCTTGGTTTCTCGGGAATTTTTCAAAAAATAAAAATCGGGACGTCGAAAACAGGCTGGGCGAGGGTCCCGCGAATTTGCGTCGGCCGCGTAAAATCCGGGGGTGCCACCCGCCACACCCCCCGCCTCGCCAGGCGGCCGCTACTCATCATCGAACAAGCCGAGCGGATCGGAGGCCGGCGCTTCCGTGGCGCCGCTTGGCGCGCCCACAGATTCATTATCTGTTGCGTCCTGCCCTTGCGGGCCAGGCAATGCGCGGAACTCGGCGTCGGTGACTTGGCCCAGGTCACACAGAGGTAGCGGAGCACGGCGATTGGCAGCCGCCAAAGCCTCGGCCAAGTTCGGTCCGGCCTCGAGCTCAACGCCGATCTTCTCGCCAAAGCGCGGGCGATCATAGAAGCCGGCCAGCTTCAGCTTAATGTCAGCCGCTACGCGCACCCGTCGGGGGTCAGCGCCGTTATCGGTGCCTGTATCTGCGAGCTCGCACGCTTCATCCACGAACATGTCGGCGCGGGATTTCTGGATAAACCGATATCGCTGCTGAAGCGCAAGGTCAGCCTCCAGCGTGTCGTAGAATTGTTGGGCGGAGATTCCAAACTCGGAGCGAGCCGCGCGGATCGTTCCGCCCTCGGCATATCGCGCGAGCGCAAGCAGCACCTTATTTTTCACGGCTTCAGACATAATCCGCCTTATACCTCAGTGTTGACCTAAAAAATAGGTGTTTACTTTCCGTCAACACGCGTCTAGTATCGTTCTTGTGCTGCAGGATTGCAGCGCCAAAACGTGGAGCCGAGAAAATGCCCGAAAACGTGACGCCAAATCCTGAGTGCCCAATGTCTGTGGCCGACATCCGGCGCGATGCAGGGAAGTTCTACACGCTGGTCCGCGACTTCCATGCCGCTGTGCGCATCGCCAGCAACAAGCAACGCTACGGCCGCAACGGCGCGTTTCACACAGTACGCGAGGGCTTCCTTGTGTGCTGGGACGCGAAGCCGTTCCCCGAGGGCCGCTAACATGCCAAGTCCTTACCTCTCGCAGCCGCTGCGCAGCCATGCGCAATTCATGGCCGAACGCGCCAAGCCGGTGCATCGAATCATCTACAGCCACGGCGTTTACGATGTGGCGTTAATGCGGCGCAACGACGCTGGGACGTTCACAGTCGATCGCTACATCTCGACGCATGCAACACTCGAGGAAGCGCGGGCAGCAATGCCCGACGCGGAATAGCCATGCGCCGAGTGTTGTCTAAAGGTCAACGTGGGCCGCCGTGATCAACGGACGAGACGCCAGCCGCTTGGCGCGTCGCAAGGCGCGTCAATCGGGTGCCGCCTTGGCACTGAAAACGCGAAACCGGAGAAACGATCATGCAGGCGATAACGACAAAGTACCTGCCCGCCACAAACACCAAGCCGTCGCGCATCTCGGCGGCGAGCGAAAGCGGACTCCGCGTAATCATCTCGTACGACGACGCCTTCGACGCGCAGAAGAACCACGCTGCGGCGGCTGCGGAGCTATGCGCAAAACTGAACTGGCATGGGCAGCTCGCCAGCGGCGCAACAAAAGCCGGATACGTGTTCGTGTTCATCACGGGCCGCGACGAATTCGAAGTGTGATCCATGCGGCACGATCACACACCAACGCCGTGGGTTGCAGACGAAGACGACAACCTGACCGTCTGCAGCCAACGGCGGCCGGCGCAGCGACGCGCGCTTATCGCCCGCTTCGAGCGGCCGGAGGATTGCGCTTATTGCCTGAAAGCCGTGAACCATCACCTGGATCTCGCGACGGCGCTGGACAACCTATGCGACGCGCTTGTGCGAACGGGCGTCAACATCGCCCGCCATGCCGAGCTCAGTCGCGCTTATCACATTGGCCGCAAGGCTGTGGCGGAAGCGAAAACGTGAAAGAGGAGAATGCAAATGCCAAGCGTCTATGACAGCGACAATTACGCGGGCCGAGTGAATTACGCGGCAACCGTCATTTCCCGCAACGGCGGTCGGACTCGGCACTTTGACACCTGCTTCGAGATGCACGACGGAGACATGGTGGCGCTGGCTCTGTGGCGGCGAGCACAAAGCAACCCCAAGCTGGCCGAACGGATCCCCCGGTATCTCAACGTCGATCTACGCGACGAATTGCTGGCCCGTTATGCCGATTTGCCAGCGCGAAAGATGGCCGAGACGGCCCGTCAGATGCGGGAGAAAGCCAAGCGGGACTTTGACGCCTTCATGACACGCGCCAAAGCCGAGGGCCGCAACACATGACCCGGCCCGCAGACGTCCTTGGGGCCATCGGGCTGGCAGCGCTCGCCCTTATCGCCGTGGCCGCGGCTTTGCACCCTGGCGGGTAGCGTTCCAGTTGTCCTTGAGCGTTCTTATCGGCTTCCGAAGCATTAGAACGCCGAAAAACCCTTTATCTATCACTACTTCTTATTATTGTTCTATTTGTTCTACTTAAACTTAAATATTCTTAGAGTAGAATCACATCTTATAGTGAACGTATGCAGGCAATGCATATGCACCTATATCTATACCATATAACGTCGTTTTCATTTTCATACGGCTGGCGAGCCGCACTAGAACGCAGCGTTTTTGTCCGCCAAATGGCGCCTAACCAATTGCAACAAAACGCGTTCTAGGGAATTGCTGTTGTGTAGCACACACTGGCACAATTCTAGTTGCTGTCGAGAACGAGTGTTGTCTGATTGACAACGGGCCGATAACATCTACATAGGGCGTGAATTCCAGCCCCCATAGAAGGAGCACCCGTCATGGATGAATCCGAATTACCGCCTCGCCATCAAGCCGTGCTCGCCGTGTTCAAGTCCGGCACGGTGCTGGTGCCGCGGGAGGTTCAGGCGCTTCTATTCAAGGCAGGCAACGACATGCCGGGCACGACGCTGCGCCAGACGTTGTCGGACCTCGCCCGCTGGGACCGGCTTTTGCGGGTGTCGCATGGCGCCTACGCCCTGCCCGGCTACACCGGGCCAGCGGCCAATCTCACCGGATGGATCCTGCGCATGGCTGCAGAGCAAACGCGCAACCAAACCGCAGGCACCTTCCGTGCCGTCAACGCGCAATCGCTACGCCAGGATTACCGCGATCGCGTTGGCTATCCGCCGCAGGAGCACGTCTTCCGCGCGGAGCTCGAAAAGCTGGCGGCGGAGAAGCGCTTGACCGAATGGGGCCGCGGCACGTTTACGTTCGCACCCGATCCCCTCGGCCTGTACGACTAGCACCGTATTCCGATGACCGGCGCGGCCCATTCCAAAGCCACCTCAAGCACCTGGCCGCCAAGCAATGGCCCCAGTTTCCACCGTCCCCGATCGGCACCGCGTGACATGACGCGCACGGCCATCTTGGTGCCGGAGTAGCCGACGACGGCGAGCCGGCCCACGGCTTCGGGCTCCACGCGCTTGGATGGCGTGTAGAACATGAGCCATCCGTCGGTGAAGTGCCCGGGGGCGTCCACGCGCAGCGCCACGGTATCGACATGGGCGCTCGCTGGCCGGGGCACGCGAGGAGGCGAGCCGCCGTCCTTCGACACCCGTTCGCCGTGCACGTCCAAAAGACCCACCACAGGCGCCTTGGCTTCGCCGTCGCTGAGCTCGGTTACGCCGGCGGCGCGCAAGACGTCCTCATAGGGCTGGTCAAGATGGCGCGCGAGCTCGCCCACTTCCTCGAGGGTGATGCGCACGCCCCCGGCCAGACGCCGGGACAACGATGCGGGCAGCAACCCCATGAGCTTGGCGAGGGAGCGCAGCGAGATCGGCTTTGCGGCCATCTTGGCGAAGAACCATTCCCGATCGACGACAGGCATGGCCGGAACGTTGCGGGGTTTGCTGCGCCAGTCTTTTTTCGTTTTCGACGTTGACCGTTTAACCATTTGCTGCCCCCTCCTTTTCCTGCGGGGCGTTGTCGTTTAGCCATGTGTTCAAATCACCGCAACACAAAAACGTGAACGAGCCTTCGCAATATTCGGCGGATTCCCGCGAAAAAGCCCAAGCGCAATAGTGTTACTACGAAGAAACCCATGATGTGTGGCAAAGAAACAACTTGCCAGTGTTCACTAAATGTCAACACTATGCCGTTATGGTGAACAGCTACCCGAAAGACGAGAACGGGGTTCCGGTGCCGCCCAAGACGTGGGGGCCGAAGCCGCAGCCCAAGACGCAGGCCGAGGCCGTGTTCGCAAAGTTCGGCGGCGTGCCCAACCTGTGCAAGGCGCTGCGTGAGTACAAGCCGGACAAGAAGTGGTCCCGCAGCGGCCTCTACAAATGGAACCATCCGAAAGAGAAGCAGGGCCGCGGCGGCATGATCCCGAGCTGGGCGCTGCGCGATGTGCTGGCGTGCGCTCGTCGCGAGGGCATCGTGATTACGTCCGAGGACCTTTATCCGGGGGAGAAACGGTGATGGCGGACACGGCTCGCAGTGTGGCCGCGATAAAACTACGCCTCATGGCGATCTGCGCGATCGACAAGGCGGTCGCCGGCGGCGCGAGCATGGACACCGTGCGGCGGCTTTTCGGAGATGCACTCGTGAAGGAGTGGGGCGCCACGGTGCTGGGGAAATGACCTCCCGCCTCTACATCGCCGGCATCGACCCAGGCTTGAGCGGAGCCGTGGCCCTTTATCAGCCGGGCGCCAACACGGCGCCAACGATTCTCGATATGCCGACGTATGAGATCACCACCAACGGCAAGAAGCGTCGGCAGTTGAACATCTACGAGCTCGCGCGCTGGCTGGATCTGAACGCGCCGACGATCAAGGAAGCGGTCATAGAGGATCCGCGCAGCATGCCCACGGACGGCGGCGTGCAGGCGTTCAAGTTCGGATTCAACTGCGGCGCCGTGCAAGGCGTGGTGGCGGCGAATTTCATCCCGACGAAGCTGGTGGCGCCCAACGCATGGAAACGCGCGATGGGGTTGACGTCGGACAAGGACGCGAGCCGGCGCCTGGCGAGTCAGATGCTGCCGCAGCATGCGGGGCTGTGGGCTCGAGTGAAGGACGACGGGAGGGCGGAAGCCCTGTTGCTGGCGATATGGGGAGCGAAGCAATGACGCACACCGAGGAAAACGTGCTTTTGGCCGCGGCGATCGTGCTGCTGTCCATTGTTTCACTGCTGTTGGTGCCCCACCGATGACCACCGATAAGGCCATGACACCGGAAGCCCCTATGGACTCACCGCGGGAACTGGATCGCCATACCTTCGCGGTTGGCGATATCCACGGGCG